AAGCCAGAGACCTACGCCGTACTGCTATCACTGAGATGGCTGAGGCAGGGGTTGACCTTGTAGGTATCATGCAGGTTAGTGGACACCAGAACCCTAACAGTGTTACGCCTTACCTAGTCAATACATACAGTGGCGCATCAGCCGCACTATCAAAGAGGAGGGGAGATGAATGATGAAACTTAAATGCTTATGGTGTGACGTCCTACAGAAAATGCATAAGGAGGATTTTGAATCAGAAGACGGGTTTAGAAGTACATCCTTAACTGCTGTGTATAATACAAAGCACAGTACGAACATGGTAGACGATCTTAGCCTAGTTAAGGTGATAGAAATTAAGGAGTTTAATGATAATAAAATAGAAGTTGACAGCCATGTCACGCCTCACCTAGAAGACTTTATTACTATTGAATATCAATGTGAGTACGATAATCACCATATAAATACACTAGAGATCAAAGGGACTACGGTTGATTACTATATAGACAGTAAGTGGCTAGATGTTACAAGAAACTATGCTGGAGACGTAACTGAAGAGGAGTATTTAGAGCTAAAGAAAGTCTCTAAACTAGACCCAAGTTACATACTTAAGGAGATAGAACTCGATGGACTAGGTCTAATCGAGGACGATGAGGATGAGTGGGGTGATTATTAAGCTATGAACATACGTGATTACCTAGACACACTCGACATACGAGATGGTGACTCCCTTCGTATGGACTGCCCGTCATGCCGCTCACGCAACACCTTCTCGTGCTATAAGGATGGCGGTGACTATGTGTACAACTGCTTCAAGTTAAGCTGTGGTTTGCGTGGTGCATACAGTACTAACATGACAGCAGCAGAGATTAAGTTGCGCATGAGTAGGGTAGAACCTAGTAATAACAAGGAGTTACAAGCCTTAGTTTATCCAGAATATGTAGTGCAGCCTACCTCTGATCACGTAATGTTACAGTCATTCATTGACAAGTATGACCTTCAGCATGAGGGTTTGATGTACGATGTGAAGGATAGACGCGCTGTGTTCCCTATCCACTACCGAGGTAAACTATTAGATGCTGTAGGCCGGGCGCTTGATGGTGCTGTACCTAAGTGGTATCGCTACAGCGGCAATGCTGACTTCTTTACTAAGCGTAGTAACTCTAAGGCTGACGTAGCTGTAGTAGTAGAGGATGTAATAAGTGCGATAAAAGTGTCACACTTTATGCCCAGCGCAGTAGGGTTTGCTATTCTAGGCACGTCTATTAGTGTGTCTATTATGCAACAGTTAGCTGACTTCCGTAAGGTTATCGTAGCGTTGGACAGGGACGCAGTACACAAGACCTTGCAATACAAACGAGAGGTAGAGCTTTGGACGGGGTTACCCACTAAGGCTTTACTACTTGACGACGACATCAAGTATGGTGTAGACGCAGATATAACTAGGCTGAAGGAGTTAGTATATGATTGAAGCAACATACGTAGATCACATGGGTAGTGACCTTTCAGTTGTTAACGCAGCACGAGTCAGCTTTGGTAAGAAGTCTCACTTTGAGGGTCGAGTAGGTGGACCAAACGTACTATCACAACGTGACACCAAGTTGGTCCAGTACCTTGCCAAGCATAAGCACCTGTCACCCTTTGGTCATGCCTTCGCATCCTTCCACATCAAGGCACCTATCTTTGTAGCACGTCAGCTGGTCAAGCATAAGTTCCTTCGTTGGAATGAGATCAGTCGTC